GCATCAGCAAAGTCTGGAAAGTCTCTGCTATCTACTCCATCTATCTCTAGGTCTACAACCTTTTTTCCATTAAGAATCGGCATATTTACTCCTGTTAAGCGTGGGTTACTGTTTGCCCACACCAATAATGTGCCACAGGTTTTTAGCCTTTTACATAGGGGTTTTCCCTACTTCCACAAAGTTTTTTCTATGCTAATCTAAAAAGACTTGTCCTATTAATATATATCCCTTCTCCCTCTGTCTCCCTTCCTTCTTCCTATGAACATTGAACAAATTGAACAAACTTGTGCCGAAACCTTGCTTGGGTACGCTCAAACAATGGCAGAGGCTTACACAACCGAACCAGAGGACTTCTCAGCGACTATTGTTGCTTTGCTTGCCAGGACTCTTGAACTTCACACTAACAAGCCATTGAACCTAGAAAGACTTTACAAATGACCCAAGAATCAGTCATTCAAGCATTGCAGAATGGATCGCTAACTTCTTACCAAATAGAAGACCTAACTGGCATCCCTAGACTACATATTGTGGCTGCTTGCAAACACCTGCACCACAAGAAAAGAATTACTGTTGAGAAGATTAAGTTAGGTAGGTCATGGGTTTGTAAGTACACCTTAGAACCACACATGGTTGACGTTAAACCAGTAGAAGAGACTCGTGACCTGCTAACCCCGTTTGACATTAGAAACGCTCGTGGCATCTTTTCTAAGTCTGAGTATGCTTCTATGAACTCTCAAGCTAAAAGATTGCTTGGCAAACAAACAACAAATGAAATCACAAATAATCAATTTATTTGAAAAAAACCTATTGACACATTAAAAAATTGTGTACAATAAAGTTGTTGCCGTGAGAAGCGACCAATTGAAGCCACTTAATTCTACTCTCGCCCTTGGTTTTTGCTCTAGGGTTCTCACCGAGGGTAGAGCTAAGTGGCTTTTTTTACGTCCATCTCTCTGCATCCGTACTCCACACGTAGCAGCGCATTTGCATGGATGGCTTGGAAGAAAACACCGACATCAGGAAACACCCCCTGTTTGCCGACCAGCGTTGGTTAAGCGACTGGTAAAGCATTTGGTACATGGTGGAACAAGGCCAAATGTATAAGCGAATTAACCCGTCATGCGCACTTGGGGCGTTTTGTATTTTAGTTAACAGGAGTCAATAGATGAATACCATAATGCTTGGAGAAGGTCGGATAGAAACCCCTCTATCCACCCTTGGAGAACCTATGTCTAAAGAAAACAACATGGATAACTTTGAGAGATTCTGGAACACATGGCCTAAATCATTCAGAAAAGGCGGTAAGTCTGCCTGTAGAGTGAAATGGAAGAAGTTTTACTGTGAAACCTGTGCAGATCAGATCATCAAACACATAGAGTGGATGAAAACAACCGATGCTTGGAGAAAAGACGATGGTGCTTTCATTCCCGCACCTTTGGTCTATCTAAACCAACAGAGATGGGATGGGGCTGAGATTCCTGAGTCCTTCGGGATCAAAGTTGAAGCGCAAATTGATCCTGCCCTTGCCAAGATTGAGGCTGACAACAAAAAAGCCGTACCTATGCCTGAACACATTAGGCAAGCTATGGCTCAAATAAGGAATAAATCGTGATCCACTATCACGGCTTACCAATAACTCCTGCCACAGTAGCAGTCAAAGCAATAGAAGGTGGTCATGCGTTTGTTTCATTTGCTCATTCTGACCAGCTTGCATCAGCTATCGAGGTCTGTCAGTCCTTTGCCATAGACAATGGAGCATTCTCTGCTTGGAGACAAGGTAAACCAATTACTGATTGGCAGCCTTTCTACGATTGGTCACTAGACCTTAAAAAAGTCCCTTCTTGCGACTTTGCAGTTATCCCCGATGTCATTGATGGAAACGAGGCAGACAATGATGCCCTGCTGAAAGACTGCCCATTACCTAAGTGGTTTGGCGCACCAGTTTGGCATATGCACGAATCCCTTGAGAGACTAGAACAACTGGCAAACACCTATGTTCGAGTCTGCATTGGCAGTTCTGGAGAGTTTTCTACAGTAGGAACATCTCTTTGGTGGGTCAAGATGAGCCAGGCAATGCGGGTTATTTGTGATGACATGGGAAGACCTGCTTGCAAACTGCATGGTTTGAGGATGCTAGACCCTGCAATCTTTACCAAACTACCATTTTCATCAGCCGATAGCACCAATATTGGTAGGAATGTAGGCATTGATGTGCATTGGAAGCATGGCAATTATTTGCCGCCCACCAAGGAAGCAAGAGCGCAAATCATGCGTTCTAGGATCGAGGCATTTAATGCCCCTTCGCAATGGAATTTTTATCAACCAATGGAACAGGAAACACTTTTATGATTTTTGCTTTAATTATTTATGCCGTGGCAATGACCTTGGCAAACCTTTTGGTGGCAACCTTTGGCCCATCAATTAGCCCAATAAATGCCTTTTTCCTAATCGGACTTGATCTGACATTGAGAGATTGGCTTCATGTTCGCCTGAAAACTTGGCAAATGGGATGCTTGATTGTCGGTACTGGTGGGTTAACTTATCTGCTAAATCCTGCCGCAGGAATGATTGCAGTAGCTTCTGCCGTTGCGTTCTTGGTTGCCGCTTTAGTTGATTGGGCGGTATTTATGAGAACAACAGGTGCATGGATTAAAAGAGCAAACATTTCAAATACTGCTGGCGCTGCCGTAGATTCCTTGTTGTTCCCAACCATTGCATTTGGTGTTTTGATGCCTGAAATTGTGGCACTTCAGTTCATTGCAAAGGTTTCTGGTGGTGCAATTTGGTCTTATTTCTTAGAAAAGAAACTAAAAAATGTCTCACTTTGAAGCAATGATCCTGTTGGACAAAGTAAAGGATGGAGTCCCTTTTCCGCTTCACCTGATTAACCAAGCCTTAGAGCTTACTGGCGACCTAGAGTAAACCCCTATGGCGTATTCGAGAAAAGTAATATCCAATGAAGGCGACAGAGTTATTTTGGAGAAAGCCGAAGCAAGGGAGATATACCGAACTTGGCAATCCCTGAGAGACAATGATTTTGTTCGTGCCAGGCTTGAGCGTTGCGAAAAGGTCTATGGATCAGGAGCAAGAGATCGGGTCAGGTTTTATATGCGTCAAATGAAAGATGGACAAATTGAATGAACTATTTATCGGTATGTAGCGGGATAGAAGCAGCAACAGTTGCTTGGCATCCTCTAGGTTGGAATCCTGTGGCTTTTTCGGAGATCGAGTCTTTTCCGAGCCAAGTACTCAAACATCACTATCCAGAAGTCCCCAACATGGGTGACATGACAAAATTTAAGGAGTGGCAAATTGAATCAAATGTCGATGTTCTCGTTGGAGGAACTCCCTGCCAATCATTCTCAGTCGCAGGACTCAGAAAAGGATTGGATGACCCTCGTGGTAACCTCATGCTTACCTATCTTGCCATCGCTAAACAACATCGCCCCCGTTGGCTGGTCTGGGAGAACGTCCCCGGCCTTTTGTCCTCCTCTGATGGACGGGACTTTGGTAGCTTCCTCGGAGGGTTGGCAATCTGCGGGTATGGGTTCGGCTACAGGGTGCTTGACGCTCAGTACTTCGGAGTGGCCCAAAGACGCAAACGTGTGTTCGTTGTCGGATATCTTGGAGACTGGCGACCTGCCGCAGCGGTTCTTTTTGAGCGAGAGAGCTTGCAAGGGAATCCTCCACCGAGCCGACAAAAGAGGAAAGGAGCTTCCTCCTGCTCTTCTTCAAGCGTTGACGAAAGTGGCATCCAGCTCACAGTAGGAACTTTATGTGCTGACACACACCCTGGCAGTTATAGCGGTCAGGATGCCTATACGGGCAGATTAGTTCCAACTGGTGTGCCAGACGTAATGTCTACTTTACTGTCTTCAACCGCAGGAATCTCTAGACCTGGCAATGCCGTAACAGAGCATGAAACCTACATTCCAATGACAAGTGCTTACTCGATCCGAGAAGATGCCAAAGCTAATACGTTTAGTGCCACAGAATTAGAGGTAGCGAATGCATTAAAAGCACTACAACCTAGCACTCAATCCCATCATGCACAGACCTTTGTTGCCCAACCAGTAGCGGTAAGGAGATTGACTTGTGTAGAGTGCGAGAGATTACAGGGTTTTCCAGACCATTACACCGATATCAAACCCAAGGGAAAGCCAACCGCTGATGGCCCAAGATACAAAGCATTGGGGAATAGCATGGCAGTTCCAGTTATGAACTGGATTGGACAAAAGATACAAAAAGTTGAGGATTTAATTAAATGACATTTATGGTGACTTTTAAAGTAGACGCTAACCCTGTTGGCAAACAAAGGGCTAGGTATGTCAAGAGGGGAAACTTTGTGCAAACTTACACCCCTGAGAAAACAAGAACTTATGAAACCTTGATTAAAGAAGCCGCAATGGAAGCAATGGGTAGCTCAGAAGCCCTTGAAACCCCTGTGAGCCTTTATCTTTACATTCGAGTGCCAATCCCCGCATCGGCAACCAAAAAGAGACTACAAGCTATTTCTGACGGGTCAGAGAAGCCAACAAAGAAGCCTGACGCAAGTAATATCCTAAAAAGTGTAGAAGATGGCATGAATGGGGTTGTCTACCATGACGATTCGCAGATCATCAACATCCACGTTACGAAGGTTTATTCAAGTCTGCCAGGTGTTGATATTTGCGTTAAGGAGTGTTTGGAATGAGTAACCCGTTTGAAATCTTAGAGCCAACCTGCATCAGTTTTTCTGGTGGCAGGACATCGGCATTCATGCTTTACAAGATTCTGGAGGCTCACCAGATGAGCCTACCGCCTGAAGCAATCGTCTGTTTTGCCAATACAGGCAAGGAGTGCGAGGAGACTTTGGAGTTTGTCCATGATTGCGAGACAAATTGGGGTGTCAAGATAAATTGGCTTGAGTACAAAGCCCATGAAACCCCAAAAGACAGGTTCAGAGTCGTTACTTACGAGACTGCAAGCAGAAATGGAGAGCCTTTTTTAGACTCTATTAAGCAAAATGGGAAGTTCAATCTGCCAAATCCTGTTGCTAGATTCTGCACAATCAACATGAAGATTCGGGTTATTCACCACTTTTTGAAGTCTTTGGGGTGGAAGCATAACGAAAACATGGATTGGGTTGGTATTCGGGCAGACGAACAGAGACGAGCAGCCAAGATTGACCGAAGTAGAACACCTTTAGTAGCGGCAGGAATCACTAAGGAACACGTTGGAGCATTTTGGAAGAATCATGCATTTGACCTTAAATTGCCAAACAACAATGGGGTAACGATGCATGGCAATTGTGATTTGTGCTTTTTAAAGCCAGCTCATCAAATCCAATCCCTGATCCAAGAAAAACCCGAGAGAGCTTTGTGGTGGATGAACATAGAAGAGCTTGCTAGTCAATCAACTGAAACCTTTGGGGATGGAGCGAAGTTCCGAAAAGACCGCCCAAGCTATGCCCAAATGCACAAATATGCTTTGTCTCAGACAGATATGTTTGACAAAACCGAGGAGGCAATAGCGTGTTTCTGCGGAGATTAGGGTTTATCCCTATTCAAAACATTCCAAAACAGGAATAACATTTAATTTTTAACAGGAGTGAATCATGGAAAAAACTTGGGAATTTGACACAACAACAGGTGCAGGTAGCGAAGTGGTTACTGTCGTTTATGAGTATGAAAACGATGGAGAGACAACCTATAACGAGTCTATCAAAGAGGTTTGGTTTGAGGGTAAAAACGTTATAGGGCTATTCTCTGATGAACAATTCAAAGAGATGGAGTGCGAAGCAGCTATGCGATTTCAGCATCACAAACTGAACTACAAAACCGAAGATGTATGAGAAAGCAGACCAAGCGCAAGGTTTGGTCATTGATTGACCCGATCACTCATGCGGTAGTCGGTGCTTCAATCACTCAAAGGGATAAGTTGGACAAGCTCAGAATGATGGAATATTCAGCCCTAGAAGC